GTAATATACTACACAATTATTGTAAAGTTAAAACTAATGATTGTAAAGTTATAGCTTACTAATTGTAAAGTTAAGGTGAGGGGTTACAAGCCACGCCTGCCAGTTCGTTGCACCTTGGCTAGAAAGACGGAAAATCACCAAGTTCTTGATACCCTCGTGCCGTCTTGACTTATTCGTCGTTGCCTATTTTAATACCAGTGATAAGACCAATAAAGCCACCTACAATAGTTTGAAATGCAGGAGTAATAGCTTCAAAGATTTTAGTATTGTCTACGATGGGATTGAATAAACCCACAAGCAAAACCCCAACCATACTAAGAAGGATAAGAGTAAGAGTGACAGTAGCGAGGAGAGTGACATAAGCTGATAATTGTTCTTTGTTCATTTATTTTTATTCCAAAGCTCGAACAATACTTTTACTTTTTCTTCTAACACAGCAACTCTATTATCTGTTTTAGCAAGAACTATTACTAGCGTAACAAACGCTAATAGTAAAGGCCATATCTTTGCAAGAATATCTAAAGTATCCATTATTTAATCGTTAGTTGCTCTTTGACGAACTCTTGGAGGGAGACGAGTTGTTGAGTGGTAGCGGAGCACTGTGCAGCAAATACAGGGTCTGTGGTGTAGCCATTAATGCTGACGAGGGTGTCGCTGGGGGTGGACAAGGAGCTGCCACCATCGACGTGCACCCCATCATACACAGTGTGCAGACGAGCAAGCTGATTCTTATAATCATTAGTAATCCTATCCGTAGTTATCTTTTGTTGTTCAATGATTTCTTTTGTTTTCGCTTCTTGTATATCTGCTTGTTGTCTAACCACATGTTGAAACTCGACGAGTCTCTTATGCTCACCACTATAGCCAAGATAATAACAAAAGCCCAGCAATAATACACAAATTCCCATCTTGACATAGTTAAGCACCGATATAGGAAACATTATCTTTCATCCAATGGTTTAGTAGTTGTGGCTCTTAAATAACTAATCACAATACCAATGATGAACATAGAGACGCTATAGATTTTAGGATCTATCAAGTCTTGAATGTACGTAGAGTTATCAGAGATAGCACCAAGTAAAAACAATATAGCAGAGAACCACATAGTTCTCGAACGCCACATGCCATGAAGCCTACGTCTCATTTTTTCATCTTTTTCTTAGCAGCCATCTTTCCAGATTTAGACATGCTAGGCTTAGATTTACCTGCCTTAGAAAGAGCAATCGCTACAGCTTGCTTCTGTGGCTTACCTGCAGCCATTTCAGTTTTGATGTTTTTAGATACAGTTTTTTTAGAACTTCCAGTTTTTAACGGCATAATTTATCCTTTATAAATATTATGAAGAAAGCAGTCTTGCTCAGCAAACCTGCGTTTAAGAATACTGTCACTATGCTTACCACCTGCCATGCACCACTTAGGAAACTCTTTTGCAGCAGCTTCAATGTTCCCTTGTTTAATAAACTTGAGCAGTGTAGAGCGTTCAAAAGCTGCACAACCTAAGTTGTAAGTAAAAGATACAAGAGCATCGAATTGATTTTGAGTTAAATCAGGGCAGTTGTTATTAACACAGTTTTCTGCTGTCTCTAAATCTTTTTGCAGCAAGGAAGTAGCTTGTCCCATCGTAATAGGGCTTCCTTCTACACAGCCATCACCAGGTACAATTAAGTGTCCATAACCTACTGTCAGCTTATCTGCTATGTCATGGTAAGGCATACTACGGAAACCTTCGAACGTTTTAATCTGTTCAATACCGTGATAAGAAGTTTTCATGTTGCTTGAGTTTGTGCTGTTAAGATACCATTAGTAAATGTCATACTACCATTCGTACCAGTAGGGGTTAGCTTAGCAGTAGTAATAGTGTGTGTAATACCATTAGAAGGCAGCACTATAGTACCTGTAATAGATCCTCCAGTAATAGCAACAGAGTTACTATTTTGAGTACCTAAAGTACCAATACCTAAATTCTGACGAGCACCTGCAGCACTGTTAGCACCTGTACCGCCTTGTAGAATAGTTAATACCACACCGCCTACTTGAGTCTGCTGGATATAACTTCCTAGATTTAAAAACCAAGTTCTCCAACGAGGGTTCTCTTCGATAGGGTCTTGGGGTATCGGAGGTAGATTATTAGCATTAGTAGTTGCCATTACTCATCTTCTCCTGATTCAGCACCAATAGCATAGCCTGCATCATGTAAGTCAGGTAAACACTTTTGAACTTTTTCACCAATGTCTGTACGATAGGCAATAGAATTAGGAATCTCAATCTTCTTTTTAATCTTGCTATAGACTGCTTTACGAGCAGACTCTACAGTATCTCCTAGCCCCACTACGGTGCATACATAGTCACCTGCAGTAACAAACATAGGCTCTTCCATCTTTAGTTCACCATCAACCATAGCTGGGCCTTTGCCCCACTGAACTTCACAAAGGTGAACATCATGAACTGCGTCATCCATATCAATACCCCAAATAGGATAACCTGAGTTTTCCTTCTTGGTAACGTGACTAAATGGATAGTCAGGGATAGTTACAACAACACCTGCAGCAATCTTGTCAGATACTTTAAGAGTGTCTTTACCGTCGATTAAGTCCAACATCCACTGAGCAGGATCACCTTTATGCAAAGACAACTGAATGTTAAATAAAGGCCAACCTGGACGCATTGTGAACTCTAAAGGCCATGCTTGCCCAGCTTTATCAATAATGCAGTTAACATCAATATAACCAGTATAGCCAAGACCGTGAAGCATCTCTTCCAAAGGCAATAACATTTCTTTTGCTAATTTAGAATCTTGTGTGTAGCGAACAATAGTACCTTGCTCACCAGTAGTAACACCAAGCTCACCATCCATTAGCTTCTTGTGTTCCCAAGACTCACAGAAGTGTTTAGAAAAACCTGCAGAACCAAACCAACCACCCACACCAAACTCAATACCTGGACGGAACTCTTGCAAGATAAACTTACCTTTAAATGAGTTCTTTTTCTTCCAGCGTTTGAGCATGTAGATCATGTCAGCAGCCGACTTAGCAACATACGACAATGTCTTATCTCCATCACCAATCGGTTTAGACACAAACCTGCGAGGATTTTCAATAACGTAAGCGATAGCATCATCATAGTTCTCAAATGTCATGCTAGGAATAGTTTTAATTCCTGCCTTATTAAGAATCATTTCACCATGGTCACGTTCTTGTTCCCAACGATTAGTGTCAATAGAAGGCCCAAAGATAGGATAGCCTTTATCACGATAACGCTCTAAAGCATGGATGTAATACAAGTTATCTGTACAGAAGATTAGGTCTGCCCAGTTCATGTGCTCTTCCCAGTTGCTTACACGCTTAACTAGACCGCCATCACCTGCTTCAGAACGGCTACCATCTTTGTTATGACGAATAAACATCTTAACTTCGTGTCCATAGTGTTGACTACGAAGTGCAAAGGAAAGACCACAACCACAACCTGATTGGTCAATAATTAATATTTTCATAGATTTCTAGTAGCTGAAATAGCACCTGCTGTAATGATACCATTGATTAAACGGACAGCACGACTAATGTCCTGCGGAGTTTCCGCACTATTCATTATATCAGAAATTGCTTGGAACTTCTTAGGATCAGTAATGATTCGTTGGTTTACTTCAGGAGAAATTGTATTCCACAGCGTACGAGCTTCTTTAGCAGGAATATTTTTTAGGTTGCCAGTAAGTTGCTCCAAGAACATCTTTTGTCCTTCAGGAGTTTTACTGAGGTTCCAAATCTGTCTGTCTAAAGCATTAGCAGCAGTTTTAAGTTCTGTACGGCTACCAGCACCAACAACATCTTCAAATAACGATGGTAAAGCATCCTTGGCTTTATTCATAGCTACTTGTTCAAAAGCACCACGAGCATGGGCTTCCCAAGGTTGACCACCTGAAGCAGGCTGTTGCATTAACCAACCATTGAATTCTTTTTCAAGTTTAGCACCTTCGTTCCAACGTAGGTCACGAGCTGCTGCAGTTGTTTTAGGAGACAAATCAACACCATACTTAAAATCTCTAATATGCGTAAGGACATCGCTACCAGAAAGCGGATTACCTTGAGCATCTTCAAAGATTTTTTTATACTTATTAACTTGAGCAGGGTTAACTTTACCTTCAATAGTAGCTGCACGATTAAAGAAAGAGCTTCCTACAAAAGGCTGTTCTGCTTGGTTAATAATAGAAGCAGTTTGTTCGTAGATGTATTTCTCAGGGTCAGCACCTTCAGGAATCTTATTACCTGTAGTCTGTTCAAATCGTGAAGCAATGTTCTGACGGATAGCAGCAGTCTCTTCTGCAGGAGCACCTGCTTTAACTGCTTTGCCTTCAATGCCAAGAACTTGTTCAATAGCACCGACATTGACAGGCTTTTTGCTTTCAAAGGCTTCAACACCTTTTTTAACTAAACCGCCAATACCAGGAATACCTGTGGCTTCTTTAGCAAGCATACCAGCAAAGCGTGAAGTATTCTCCACTGCTTTTCTTTCAATCATTTGTCCAACTTTAGTAGACAGCCCTGCACCAGGAGTTACCATACCTGCTAAAAACTGTGTACCAGCACCAAAGCCTAATTGTTCAGCAGTTGCTTCTAAAAGACCTGATACAGCACCGCCTATAGCCCCTACAGTGCCTCCAACAATAGCCCCTGGTATACTTCCAGTTACAAGACCTATACCACCTCCTAGGGCACCCCCTGTTTCAGCACCTGCTAAAGCTCTAGTAGCAAAATCTCCTGCTGTTAACTGCCCTGCTTTTTCAGCATCACGACCAAAAGCTTCTTTAAT